ACTGGGTCTTCCTCTTCCTGCCATGCTGTCCTCCTTTTAACGGATATCCATTTAATCCGCCGAGCACAGTATACGCGCCTTATGAATAGTTGTCAAGGAATTTTTGGATACACTTTTAATCAGGAGGTTAATACTGATGAAAAACCCATTTCAGTTCCTTTTCCGCTCCCGCGACAAGCCTCAGGACGCCGTTTCCGGCGCGCCGACTTTCTACTTCGGCACCAGTGCCTCCGGCAAAGCGGTCAATCCCCGGAACGCCGTACAGGTGTCCACCGTTTACGCCTGCGTCCGCGTCATCGCGGAAACGGTCGCCTCGCTGCCCTTCGGGGTATATGAGGAACAGGAAAACGGCAACCGGAAAGCGACCGACCATCCGCTGTACCGCCTGCTGCACGACGAGCCGAATCCGGAAATGACATCCTTCGTCATGCGGGAAACGATGCTCACGCACCTGCTCCTGTGGGGAAACAGCTACAGCCAGATCATCCGTTCCGGCAGGAATAAGATCATCGGGCTGTACCCGCTGCTGCCGGACAAGATGGAGGTCGATCGGGATAAAAACGGCGTGCTGACATACACCTACACGACCACGGAAGGCGCCACAGTGCTTCTTTCACCGCAGGACGTCCTGCACATTCCAGGGCTGGGCTTCGACGGTATCATGGGATACAGTCCCATCGCGCTGGAAAAGAACGCCATCGGCCTCGGGATCGCGGCGGAGGAATACGGCAGCCGCTTCTTTCAGAACGGAGCGCGGCCCAGCGGCATCCTGACACACCCGAACACGGTAAAGGATCCTAAGCGCCTGCGCGAAAGCTGGAACGCGGCCTACGGCGGATCGTCGAACGGCAGCAAGGTCGCAATTCTGGAGGAATCCATGACCTTCACGCCGATCAGCCTGCCGAATAATGAAGCGCAGTTCCTGGAAACACGGAAATTCCAGGTGGAGGAAATCTGCCGGATCTTCCGCGTCCCTCCGCACCTGGTCGGCAACCTGGACAGAGCGACCTTCTCCAATATCGAAAATCAGAGCATCGATTTCGCGGTGCACACGATCCGCCCCTGGCTGGTCAGAATTGAACAGGCAATGAACCGGGCCCTTTTCACGGAGAGCGAGAAGGGTCATTTCTATGTCCAGTTCAACATCGACGGGCTGATGCGGGGCGACTACAAGAGCCGCATGGAGGGCTATTCCATCGGGCGGCAGAACGGTTGGCTCAGCGCCAACGATATCCGCGCCTTGGAAAACATGAACCCGATCCCGCCGGAAGAGGGCGGAGACACTTACCTGGTCAACGGGAACATGGTGCCCATCGGGCTTGCCGGAATCAATATTGCGGTCGCTGCGGCGGTGGAAGCCGATAAGGCGGAGCAGGAGCGGCAGGAACAGCTCCCGCCGGAAGAGACGGAACCGGAGCAGCCGAAGAAAACCACGCAGCGCCGAAAGAAAACGAAAAAGGAGGAACAGCCGGATGAATCAGCCGCTTACACTGGGCAGTCTGTTTGACGGCATCGGAGGATTCTGCCTCGCCGGACAGTACGCCGGAGTGAAGCCCCTGTGGTCTTCGGAAATCGAACCGTTCCCTGTGAGGGTAACGGAGAAGCGTTTCCCGGACGTTCTCCAGCTGGGCGACGTGCACGGCATTGACGGCGGCGAAATACCGCCCGTCGACATCATTACCTTCGGCAGCCCGTGCCAGAATCTTTCGGTCGCCGGCAAGCGCGCCGGCCTGGGCGGCAAACAGTCCTCCCTGTTCTTCGAAGCCGTCCGAATCATCAAAGAAATGAGGCGAAGCACACATGGACAATGCCCACGGTGGGCTGTGTGGGAAAACGTGCCCGGAGCCCTGTCTTCCAATGAGGGGCGCGACTTCCAGGCCGTTCTCCGCAGCCTCGCCCAAATCAAAGACGGAGAGGCAGATGTTCCTCTGCCTGAGAAAGGAAAATGGCTCGGCGCCGGCGAGATCCTGGGAGACGGTTACTCTGTCGCCTGGCGTATCCTCGACGCCTCGAAGGGCTGGGGAGTCGCACAAAGACGGCGGCGTATATTTGCTGTCCTCGATCTTGGAGGAGCATGTGCCGGACCGGTACTGTTTGAGTCCGAAGGCCTGTCAGGGTATTCTCCTCCGGGCGAAGCGCCGGGGAAAGGAACTCCCGGCGGCCCTGAAAGCCGCGCTGGAGCGTCAGGCTTCTGCACTGAGCACAGCGCCGACAGCCGGGGCATAGGATACGGAAAAGAGGAATCCCCGACGCTCCGCGCCGGAGTCGTTCCCGGGGTCGCTATTGAGTACAACCCGTCCGACTGCAGGCTGAAGGTCAAAAAAGACGGCATCTGCCAGACCCTGACCGCGCGGTGCGGCACCGGGGGCAACAACGTACCCCTGACCATCGGAGAGCCGACCGTTTACGGGATCTGTTCAGACCAGTCGCACTCCATGCTGTCAGACAATCCGCACAGCGGGATCTACGAGGCGGAAACCAGCCGGACGCTGGACTGCAACGGCGGTTCGCCCGTCTGCAACCAGGGCGGCATGGCGGTGGTGGAAACCTACGCCATCCAGGGGAACATGATCGGCCGGGAGGAAAAGAACGGCCCTCAAGGCGGCGGCGTCAGCGAGGAAGTCTCGTTCACGCTGAACACGGTCGACCGGCACGCCGTCTGTATGCACACGGCCTTTTATGAATCGGCGGTTGAAATGACCCCGGCGCTGATGGCAAGGGACTACAAGGACCCGCCTATCGTGAACCCCGAATACCTTGTCCGCAGGCTGACGCCCCTGGAATGCTGCCGCCTGCAGGGCTACCCCGATGGATGGTGCAAAGGACTGGAAAGCGCCGATCCCGCGGAAGAGGAGATCAGCCGCTGGGAGAAGGTGTTCGCTGCCTGGGACGCCGTCCAGGGCAAACGCAAACGCAAGACCCGGAAACAGATTATCAATTGGCTGCGCCACCCGAATACCGACGCGGCGGAATACAAGGCATACGGCAACAGCGTCGCTGTCCCGTGTGTCTTTTTCATTCTTGCCGGTATCGTATGGGCGGCCGGAAGGGAGTTATCCGAATGAAGAAGTTCTGGAACTGGATCAAAAACGAGGACACCGGACAGCGGGAACTCTGGCTGGAAGGCGTCATCGCGGAAGAAAGCTGGTGGGGCGACGAGGTCACGCCCGCGATCTTCAAGGAGGAGCTGCACGCCGGAAACGGCGCGATCGTCCTCCACATCAACAGTCCCGGCGGCGACTGTATCGCGGCAAGCCAGATCTACACCATGCTCATGGACTAGTGCGCCCGTAACAGGCACCGTTGAAAGCAGTTTGGTACTGCCCCGCACGATAGAGCGGGAGCCCACCGACTAAACCTGAGGGCGAAAGCCCAAAAGGGAAAATAGCACAGCCGGAAAGCGGAGGACGCCCATGGGATATAATGGCGGGTTTCTGCAAGGGCAAAAGAACATAAGGGTTAGGATGAGTTTGCCGAAGCAAAGGTTTGTTCCCTTTTTAGCGGGGATGCGGAAAATATATCCTGAAACCGCATGTATGGTCGTAACCGATTAGTATTCCGTCGGTTACTCTATCGAACAACCATACGACAGGTGTAAGATTACACAAAGACCGAAATGCGACCCGACAGTTCTTACTCACCAAGCAACGGCGTTAAACGGGGATTGCCTAAACGGAGATGCCGACTACGGCTATAGCGGTATGCGCTTGAATACTCCGCAAGGCAACGGAGCCCTCATAGTAGTCAGAGATGGTTAATGACCATTACAGGGCGAAGGAGGGCAGCTTACTGATTCCAAAACGGAAAGATGAAAGAGAGGAGAAACCTCATGAATTCGACATCTGAAATTTTGGAGCGGATCAATCGAAGTTCTATGGAACACCATGATGGAGTTTTCACAAGACTCTATCGGTATCTTCTTAGGGAAGACATCTACTATATTGCTTACCAAAAGCTGTATGCAAATACAGGCGCGGTAACACCGGGGGTTGACACAGATACCGCGGACGGATTTGGCTCAGAATATATTGAAGCCATCATTTCCGAACTGAAAAACGGTACCTATCGACCAAATCCGGTGCGAAGAAAATACATTCAGAAAGCTAGTGGGAAACTCAGACCGCTGGGAATACCTTCCTTCAGGGACAAGCTTCTCCAGGAAGTAGTACGGATGTTTCTTCAAGCAATATACGAGCCTGTGTTTTACGATCAGTCGCATGGATTCCGACCCAACAGGAGTTGTCATACAGCCTTATCCAGCATCAAGTTCACTTTCCAAGGCGTAAAGTGGTTTATTGAAGGCGACATCCGCGGATGTTTCGACAACATCAACCATAATGCGCTTATCGGGCTGCTTGAACGGAAAATCAAGGACAGCAAGTTTATCAATATAATCCGTATGTTTCTAAAAGCCGGATATGTTGAGGACTTCGAATACCATAACACACTGTCCGGGACGCCGCAAGGTGGAATTATTTCACCCATACTGGCGAACATTTACCTTCATGAACTCGACAGGAAAATAGCAGAAATCAAAAGTGATTTTGACGCACCGCCTTCACGGGCAATGTCCAAGGAATATCAGCATTATTTCTCAGAAATGCGAAGAACCAAAAAGAAGATTGTATCGTGTCAAGATTCAGAAAGACCCGGTCTCATAAAGCAGTATAAGGAGCTTCGCAAGCTTGAAATGTCATGTTCTCGTAAGCCGGAAGATGACAAGAAACTGGTATATTGCCGATATGCCGACGACTTCCTGATTGGGGTATGCGGAAATAAAGAGGACTGCGAAAGAATAAAAGGCACCTTGAAAGATTTTCTTGGGTCTGTATATTCTTTGGAACTCAGCGAAGAAAAGACGAAGATAACGCACTCTGCTAGCCGTGTGCGCTTTCTTGGATATGACATTTCTGTGCGAAAGAATCAGCAGATCAGACGCAGGAAAGATGGCAGAAAAGCCAGATCGCTGTTTAACACAGTGGAACTTCTCATCCCTGTAGAAGATAAACTCAACGCTTACCTAATAAAAAGCGGTATGGTGCGACAGACATCCAACGGCAATCTCAGCGCGGTTGCGATACGTAGCATGACACATCTGTCAGATATTGAGATCGTCCGCAGCTATGACACGCGCCTGAGGGGAATTTGCAACTATTACCGTTTAGCCGCGAACTACAATGATCTCTGCTATTTTAGGTACTTGTTACAAACCAGCATGTATAGAACGCTTGCGCGCAAGCACAATACAACAATGATGGATATCGCTAACAAGTATAAAACCCGTGATGGTTGGGCCTTGCCCTACGACACGAAACGTGGAAGAAAATATGCGGCGCTCACGGGAATTGCGGCATGCAAGAAAAGTCATACGGTAAGCGATACTGCCCCATGGAAGTACAGTCTAGTCCCTGACTACAGACTGTCCCTCAAAAAGCGTCTTATGGCGCAGACCTGTGAACTCTGCGGAACGCATTGTTTAAAATGCAAAGTCTTTCACGCCGGGAGCATGAAAGAAATTGCAAAAGAAACGGCATGGGGTCAGAAAATGCTTGGCATTAGGCGGAAGACGCTTGTCGTCTGCAACGACTGCTATAGCGTAATCCATAGTAACATATCGAAGGTTCTGTCAACAGCAAGTAGAGAGCCGGATACGTTGAAAGGCGTAAGTCCGGTTCGGAAGGGGTCGCAGATAAACCTGCCATCGTAAGATGGTAAGGCGATTTGCTTCTACCTTACTCCGGCGGACGTGATCGTTCAGATCGACGGCGTCGCCGCCAGCGCGGCCTCCGTGATCGCCATGGCCGGCACGACCGTGCGAATGAGCCCTACGGCCCTGATGATGGTGCACAATCCCTGGACGACCGCCATGGGCGACGCGGAGGAGATGCAAAAAGCGATCGACCTGCTGTCCCAGGTAAAGGAGTCCATCATCAACGCCTACCAGATCAAAACGGGCCTCAGCCGCGAGAAGCTTTCCGGCATCATGGACGCGGAAACCTGGCTCAACGCCCACAAGGCGAAGGAGCTGGGCTTCTGCGACGAGGTGCTGTACGAAGAATCCGACGGCAGCGCGGAAGAGCCCGGCGCGAAGCCCGACTTCATCTTCTCCGCGAAAACCGCCGCCCTTGTCCTGATGAACAAGGTCATGGCAAGCGTCCCGAAGCCCCCAAAGGAGCCGGAGCATCCGCCTGACGCGTCCGCGCCGCCGGAAGCCGAGGACGCCCCGGAAGAACCCGTCCCCGTTACCCCTGACAACCGTGTGAAAGCGTCAGACCTTGAAAAAAGGCTGGCGCTTTTGAAATGAAGAAATGGAGGAAATCATTATGAATCAGATTCTCGCTCTGCGCGAAAAGCGCGCCAAACTGTGGAACGATACCAAGGCCTTCCTAGACAGCCACCGCGGCGAGGACGGTATGGTATCCGCCGAGGACAACGCTACCTACGAAAAGATGGAGGCGGATGTGGTCGCCCTGGGCAAGGAGATCGAGCGGCTGGAGCGCCAGGCGGCCATGGACCGCGAACTGGATCAGCCCACCGCCGCGCCGCTGGTGTCCCGCCCCTCCACCGCCATGGAGAAGCAGAAGGCCGGCCGCGCCTCCGACGAGTACAAGTCCGCTTTCTGGAATATGATCCGTTCCCGCGCCGCCAGCCCCTCCGTGCAGAACGCGCTGCAGATCGGCACCGACTCCGAGGGCGGCTACCTGGTGCCGGACGAGTACGAGCACACCCTGGTCCAGGGGCTGGAGGAGGAAAACGTCCTGCGCTCCCTGTGCACCGTGATCCAGACCTCCTCCGGGGACCGGAAGATCCCGATCGTCGCCTCCCACGGCACCGCGTCCTGGGTGGATGAGGAAGGCACGATCCCCGAGAGCGACGATGCTTTCGGCCAGATCTCCATCGGCGCTCACAAAGTGGCCACCATGATCAAGGTGTCCGACGAACTGCTGCAGGATTCCGTTTTCAACATTGAAAGCTACATCGCCTACGAGTTCGCCCGCCGGATCGGCGCCGCCGAGGAGGAAGCCTTCATCACCGGCAACGGCACCGGCAAGCCCACCGGCCTGCTGCACGCCACCAACGGCGCAGGCACCGGCGTGACCACCGCCGGCACTTCCATCGCAGCCGACGAGCTCTTCGACCTGGTGCACTCCATCAAGAGCGTGTACCGCAAGAAAGCCGTCTTCCTGCTGAACGACAGCACTCTGAAGGCCATCCGCAAGCTGAAGGACGGTCAGGGCCAGTACCTGTGGCAGCCCGGCATCAAGGAAGGCCAGCCCGACACCCTGCTGAACTATAAGCTGGTCACTTCTCCCTTCATGCCGG